ATTATGTTTGTTGCTAACAAAATAAAAAAACAAGTAGAGAATGCACCTACAGAAACAATAGAAAATGTACCTACCGAAGCAGTGGAGTGAGATAACTGTAGAGCAGTTTCTGGAGATATCTGAGATAGATAAATCACAGGGATCTTACTACTATAATACTGAGATACTATCTATTATTTGTAATGAGTCTACTGAGGTAATAGATGAGCTTGATGTTGATGAGATGTTCAAGATAGTTAAGCAGTGCAAATGGGCTTTATCACAACCATCTAACAAATATAAATCAGAACTTCTAGATATGAAGGTTAAGCCCTTTAATAAGTTGTGTTTATATGAGTACATAGACCTAGATTATTATTTCACTAATAATTATATTACTAATATAGCTAACATCTGCGCTATCCTGTACAGGCAAAGAAAAGTTAATGAGTGGGGTGAAGAGATAATAGAGCCCTATGAATATGATTGTACTATCAGAGCTGATCAGTTCTTAGATCTACCTATCACAGATGTGTATGGTATCATTAGTGATTTTTTAAAGTTTAGAGATAATTTTCTAAAGACCTACCAAAACTTATTTCAAGGCGAAGAGTTACCTGAACTAACACCAGAACAGAAAGCAGAGCTTACACCTGAGGAGTTGAAAGAGGAGGAGGATACTAAGAAAGATTCTAAATGGAGCTGGGAGCGTATGATCTACGGCCTGTGTAATAATGATTTAACTAAGTCTGATAAGATAGGAGCTCTACCCCTTACCTACGTATTCAATATGATGGGTATGAAAAAAGAATTAGACATCTAAAGGGAAGCCTTGAACAAATTCTGGTGGTGCAAATAGTGCTTCAAATGTGTATCTTAGTTTTTGATTTTTTTCTAATATAGGTGCTACATCTATAATCTTATATCTCTTAGTTAACCACTCAACATATTGGTCATAAATTTCTTTAGTAATTCCGGACTTGTCTAGTTCATAAGTAAATTTAGAGACGAATTCTCGAGGTACAATAAATCCACCATTATCTAATGAAGCTCCATTATTTAAAAATATAAAGTAATATGCAGCTACTATTTGAATTTCTAATATTTCAAAATTATCTATCTTTGCGTTAATACGAATACTATCAATTAATGTACTTCCTGTTGGATTAATAATATCTTCTCTTATTATTCGTTTTAATATATAAGCCATCCTTCTCCTAGTAGGATAAAGTACATTAAATTCTCCAGTATTTGCATATGCCATCTTATTGTATATTTTCTACTAAGACTCCGTAACTTTCAGTTACTGCTGTTAGCGTGTTATTAGTAATTGTAAAGTATAGGTATTGCTGAGTTGTAAAGTCTCTAGGTGTAACTGTAAAAGCAGCCAATTGACCATAATCTGCATTAGCATTAGATCCTGTAGCAAAAGCTTTTATATCTCCTAATAATCCACCTATTACAGGCATAGTTCTATATATAGATACCATACCTAGACTACCTATTGCATTAGTGGCTAATTGAGTAGAAGCAGTTAATTGTACAAGTGTAGGGGAAGCTACAGTACCTATTCTTATTCGTGTTCTAGGAGCAGCTGCACCTAATGTAGTTACCCTTACTGTAAAAGATGAACGAAGCATTGCATTGCTTATTGTTGTAGGAATAGGTACGGAAGCTATCAAAGTTTCATTAGTTGTTGCTGTTACTATTGTTACTGCAGATGAGCAAAATAAAGCACCTCCACCACCACCACTAGCAGCGTTTATTATTTGAGTACCCGTAATAGCAGTATTAACAGGAAGACCTCCTATAATGGAAGTACACTCTATCAAATCTGTTGCCTGTAAGTCACCTGTGTGAGCAGGTAAAGAGGGTCTCCAATCACCCCACCATCCATTTGCCATAACTATATTATATTATTAAACTAATTTGTTTAAATTGGCACGGCACAATCAGTCCAGTCATTAACAGTCAATGTAATACTCATTTGATATCCGGCCGCATAATCTAGTAAGTCATTATTAAGGGGTGAGAATGTAGGCACTCCTACCACATCAAAGCTGAAATCTGAACTATCATTAAAGTATACATTTAAATCGCTAAGGATCTGTTGCGTATCACTTAGAATTGTGATGATGTTAGCTCTATCCTTTTGTATGATATCATAGCAGTATATATCAAAGCTAAATTCTGTAGTGTTCTCAGTTGGCATCACTCCACTAGGTACAATATACACTAAAGGATACTTCTCATTTTGAGTAGCAAAATTATAGAGCTGTTCTTTGAAGTCACTACCTACTTTAAATACTTGCTTATGAGCAGTGTAAAAAGTTATTATTTTATTGGTTATTGCTTGTAGACTGTTCATAGTTCTGCGGATTTATTTATGCGATTAATTTTATCTTGTACTGATGTTACTTGAGTTTCACTTACTACAGCCGTAACGGTCATTGATGAACTACTGGATCCACCACCTGCACTAAAACTCCCTCCTGTGTTAGCACTACCGAATAATTGTGCAGCCTGTGGTAAAGCTGTGGCTGCAGAAGTAGCTCCACTTCCTGTAGCACCACCACCTCCACTACCTCCGCTAGGGGTTGCACCTGGTGATGATAGTATCTGCTTAGCCTTAGCTACGTTAGTAGCAATCTGTATGATACCTGTAGCAAATTGAGCAATACCTGCTGCACCTGCTGAGACAGCATTCAATGGATTAGCTTGTGAGTTAGCTACCAAAGCACTAATGGCCTTAGCCGTATCTATACCTATTTGAACTAGAGCAGATGCCTTATTGAATTTAGCTAACTTCTCCTGGTCTTTAATAAGCATCCCTCCTATATCAGTAATACCTTTAGCAATATCTCCTGCTAATGCTATCCTAGCATCTCTTACTTTCTGATCCTCTTCTATTTGTTTTAATGTGGCCTGTGTATTAATATCAGCAAGAGCTTTTTTGTGGTTGGCTTCTAGTATCTCCAAAGCTTTTTGATTACCCATTGCCATCTCTTGCTCTTTCAGATACTTAGCATCAAGCTCTGCTATTCTCTTCTCTTCTTCTGTAGTGGTAAGTTCAGTAAGCAAATCACTTGCAGCCTTTACCTTATCTTTCATCCTAGCAGTTTCTTCTTGTATCTGCATAGTGTTGTAAATATCTAGCTTCTCTTTTAGCTGTTCTGCTGTTAATCTAGTATCTGCTACGGCTGCATCTCTTAGTTTTTTATACTTGTCATTTTGTATTACTAAATCCTTTTCTGCACCTTCTGCCATAGCCTCTAATCTAAGCTGAGCTAATTCATTTTCTACTGCTATAGTAGTCTTTCTAGCGGCCTCTCTTTTTGCTTCTAATTGTTTAGCCTCCTCTGCATCTGCTTGTTGAGTTAAAGTTATTTTGTCTTTTGCTTTTAGTTTAGCATCTGATGCAATATCCTCTCTTTGTCTTTTGAATTTTTCATTTATTATCGCTTCCTCTTTAGCTAGTCCCTCCTGCATTATAGATAGCTCACCATCTTTAATTTTTCTTGCAGCACTTAATGCATTAGCAGCTTCAGTTTTAGCTAATGAGACAGCATCTTTCTTTTTAGTATCACTCTTCTTTTTAGCATCTTCGGCTGCCTCTTTCTCAGCATTTTTTTTATCATTTATTAGTTCCTGCTCAAATACGGCCAAATCATTAATAGCATCTAACTTAGCTTTATTAGCTTTTTGGTTCATATCATAATTATCCTTCACAGCAGCCGCCATCTCTTTCTCAAAAGCTTTCCACGCAGTATAGTCTCCTGTTTCCTCAGCACTTGCTCTTAGCTCAGCTACCGTTAATTTATTTTTTGCTTTTAGTTGTTGGCTTATTGCATAGGTTTCACTTTCGATGCTCCTTTGGTAAGAGATAGCAGCCTTTAATCTTGTCCTTTCTAATTCAGTAGTATCCTTACCTTGAGCTTTTAATAGCTTGATTTGTCTACCTAATGCATCATCAGAATCATCGTATATTTTTTGCTTACGTTCAAATGCCCTTTGTTGTGCCTCTTGCTCTTGTTTAATTTGAGCTAATACAGCCTCTGAGTTTTTCTTAGCTTGTTCTGCTCTCTCATCCTCAGCAAATGATGTAAGCCCTAGTGCATCTCCTAGCCATTTTAAAGCATCTATAATAGCATTAATGGGAATCATTATATAATCTAGTATCGTACCTAGTATCCCTATCTTATCTAAAAAATAACCTACTGCCGCCACAATAGCTACAATTATAGCTACTAATAAAAAAATTGGATTCATTAATATAGTCATCCCTAGCTTTACAAATGCACCACCTAGTGTACCTAGCATAGTAATAAATTGTCCCATTCCTCCTAGTAGCTCTTTAGGGTTTAGTTTCCCCATAGTCATAGCTAGAGTCTTAGCCTTGCTAGATGCCTCTTCGAAGTCAAGGCTCATCAAGCTATCCTTAATACCACCAATTCCATTACTTACTTGCTCAAATTTTGAGCCTGTAGCAAATACGTTAACAGCTTCATTAGCATCTGCTATCTTGTCTTTAAGTACACCCGCTTCCTGTGATAACCTAGCAATGTCTGCAGGGTCAGTAGCGTTTGCTATCTCACCTTTTAATGCTCTTGGTTCTGCTTTTATTTCTCCTAGTCCTGAGACTTTTATAGGTATTTCTACTTCATTCATTTTATATGTAGTATTTAATTTCTATTGTTGTTCCATCAAGATATCCATCTACAAAGCCTACCCCTATTTGAGTGGTGGTAACAGATACGCTATTAGAGCTTGTGGAGTATTGTGCTGAGATTACCCCATCAAAGTTTACGTTGCTAATCATTATAGTAGGCACATTAGTGCTAGAGATAAATGAAGGCTCATAAGCATCTAAGTATCCCTCATATGTACCTACTCCTGTTCTGGTCCAGGTAACTCCACCTAAGCTATCATTTTTAACCTGCACTATAGGATCTGTTATTCCTGCCTGTGTTAAGTTAGCTATGTAGATTAATGGCACTGTACCTGTAGCTACTCCATTTAAACTATTAACCACTAGGTGATTAGTTGCTAGAGTAGTTTCACTGATGATATAGTCATCTCCTACTACCACTGATCTAGTGCCACCAACTATCACATTACCCCTACCCATAACCATAGCATTAGCTTGATTAGAGAATACATTAGAAGTAGTCATTCTAGTAGTGTTAACATTGCTCATTGCTAACATTTGTATAGGTCCTATTCCTGCAGGTGGGTTTGGGATTACCGGGCCATTAGGTCCTGTAAAAGGTGCAAAGTTAATTTCAGTATCAATACTTATGAGCTCTACTTTAGTTAACTTGTTAGCGTTTGCATCATAGTCAATTATTTTGTTTATGTTCCACCAACTATTATCAATTCGTATCTTGTCATTTAACTTCATTGCCTGAATATCCGGCTCCTTAAGGTTAAACATAGCAGTCAACATCTTACCGTTATTTATTTGACCCATTGTTCGCCTCCAGTATCTATTGTAAAGATTATTTTCTGTTAGGCTACTAGGTTGATAATAGTAGAAGTCGCAAATTGCGTAATTAATATCAAAAGTAGGAGTCAACGGGTCATCAAAGTGACCAACTAAAGGATAGTTTGTAAGATTGATTTGACCAACGCTACCATAATCATATATATAAAATTGTCCACAGGTAGCTAATGGTTGACCTGCTGTAGTTTTATCATATAATATTCTTATATTAGTTTCCGGTGCTGATCCAGCTATCATAGGAACATAAGCTCCAAATACAGTTTTAATTACAGGAGTAGGTGAAAAAAGTACAGACTTAGTAGTTATTTCCTTAACGTATTCATTATCAAAAATTACTTCAGCTTGTCCATAGATATTATTGGTAGCATTCGTGTAAGTGGTGTTTGGATTATCTTTGTCAGCCGTGTAGCTTAATATTATTTTCTTGCTTGTTATCTCGGGTAAAAATGATAAGCTCTGCTCTTGGTCTTTAGCTAATTTATAAGTCCAATCTACCTCTGTACCGCTATCGTAAAAGTCATCTCTATTTTGCAAGAGTAACTTATTAGGTTGAGTGCTATCAACTTGAGCATATATGTTATACATATTAAAGATTCCTTTAATGAAATCGCTTTGCTTTATCTTCTTAGGTACATAGTCGTTTACTTCTATTGTGCCACCTATCGCATAGATTGTACTACTAGGAACAATACTAATTTGAATATTAGATATAACAGCTTGTATAACGATTTGCCCTGAAGCAGGAGCTACACCGGATGGGGAAGTTTTCCTCCAACTTCTAACAGATGGTGCATTCCCTATAGTTGCATATTGTTGGCTGACATTTAAACCTATAGTGGCTGATTGTAAATTATTAAGTAAATTGTAGCTAAGAGGTATATTAGTCTGTACTGTTTGTGTTAATAAAGTAGTAGTACCATTATTAATAGTTAAAGGGGATTGAACAGCATTTTGTACACCAAACAATGTAGCCGTTGGTGATGTATTAGTATAAAGATTACTAAAGATAATAGGCTGAGTCCCTGCACTTACTCCAATAGCAGGTTTGTAAAATACATTGGCTGCTACACCACCGGGAGCGCTACCATATAAAATACCTCCCGAGCTATTCACTAAGTTTAATGTGTAGGTCATAGTAACGCTGTAATCGTAGCTTTGAGCATTTGCTGAGCTTATAATAAAAGGAGTAGTATAAACACCTGTTACAGGGTTAAAAATATTCTGTATATCTTCTAGCTCTGTCCAAGCTGTTAAGTTAATCTTAGTAGCAGCAGATTGTGCGGTAGCTACTTGAGCTATATTAGAGAAGCCTGCCCAATTGTTAGCTCCATTGATAGTAGTTGGCGCTGTCTTTTCTGCTTTAACTAGGTAATCGTTATAATCAAAGTTATCAACACCACCATTATAAGGTATGAGCAATTGTTGAAATCTATCGTAGGACATTGTCGGCCAACTATAAGTAAATCCAGCATCTTGGAATATCCTATCTAAATAAGTCTTTGCAAATATAGCCGGCTTGAATTCTTGCGTATTGTATACAGCATCACCTGATCCAGGGAGAAAGTACTTGAATCCATTTACTACAGTGTTACTAAATCTAGCTACTACATTAAAAGCGTCATAAGGGTGGTTAAGGTCGCTAAAGTCTATATCGGTTAATTCCTTGTTAGCAATGGCTGTAAAGAAGTCGGCCTTAGAGTCTTTAATTAGCACCTCATAGGTTACCTGCTCTTCATAGCCATCTGTGAGCTGTGACTTAACTACTCCTGTTAATTGCAAAGAGCAATCTTCCATTATTGGTATGCCGTCTTGAATAACAGCACAAGTAGTAAGGACATTTATGTTGAATGTTCCCTCAACTATATTTACATCGTAATAATGATTTAGTAAATTGTTGTTATTCTTGCTTCCGGTTAAAGTAATAGTCTTAGAAAAACTTCCTTTCCTTTGGCTTATATCTCGTATGTCCCCGGCTTGAAAATTAAGAGGAAAAGCTGTTCCTTCCTTAACATCTAAGAATCCTGTAGCGAGTTGTATCTTAACCATTTACGATATTATTATTAGCTAATTTGATTGTAATGTTCTGCTTAATTAAATTCTTATTTCTTTGATTATAAATTTGATAATCGCTTGTTATTATGTTACAACTAATATATTCAGTACTCACAGGAAGATCACAATCTAGCGAGTAGTCGCTTTGCTTAACAAAGGTAAAAGGCGATGAGATGAGCTCAGCAAAATAGTTAGCCATATCCATAGTCATAAAGTTAGTAGCTAAATCTATGGTAGTCTCAGTGCTTATGTAAGTGTTCGTCATACCCCTGTCTGTTAAGGCATAGTCCCATTGGTTACTGCCATTAATAAAACCTTTGATATCTTGGTTAAATTGCTCTCGTGTTACGTTACCTTTCTCATAACTGTTAAGGGTAAAAGCAAAACTATTCCACGATCCCATACGATCTAAGAATAAGATGCTGTACTCAGTAGTACGGATTCTTCTATCTAGATTAATTCTGTATCTAGCCGAACTTATCACGCCATTCCTTTCATAATGGAAATCATAATAGGTAGTTGTTGGCTCTATCAAATTACCCGAACCAAAAACCAAAGTAAGTACTCCAAAGTTATTAGGCCCTACTGATACACCACTAACGTGGTCTAAAGCTGTTACGTTCTTTTCAAAGATGTTACCACCATCATTACTAAAGACCATTGTATCCGGTGGGGTAGGGGATCCATTAGCAATGCAGTTGACCCACATATCTTGGGACAAGGTAGCGTACATATCTTTGTTACCTGATGGGTAGTTAGTGAGGAACTTATCAAAGATACCATTAAGCATATAGTCTTGATAGTTGTAGCTTGGCCATTCAGTCCATCTAATAGCGCCATTGAATACATACTTATTAAGTTGTTGAGCTAGATTCCTGTTGACAGTCTTACGGCCATCTGCATAGGTAATATCTCCATCCTTATTGGCATTGACTATCTGAGACCATAAGCTGTTAACTACAATGTAAGCAGGGTTAGCTACTAGCACAGTGAAGAGCCCCTCTAAGTTGGGGTTAGCTATACCTACACCTGTTTGTGTAATGTTTATTTGGTCTCCTACTATAAATGTATTAGCTACGTTTATCTGTACCTTTCCTGAATAAGGGGCTGTTAGATATTGGGTTAATGCAAGAGAGTAACTAGTGGTAGTCAAGTACTCCTCCCCTATCCTTACATCATATTTGTAGTGGGATCCAGGTGCGTTATATGCTGAGGTGTTATTCAAGTTCAGGTCATAGCTTACCTGTGCCTGTAACAGCTTCGATAGATCTATCTCACCAAAGCCTGTAGCATATGTAGGCAGTACCCTATACTCTGCTATCTTGTTTGTTGTTCCACTTTGATAGATATCATAGATAAACTTAAAGCCCTGCAGGTTTACATTGCTACTGCTGTAGATATATTTGATAGGGTTGTATGCAGGAACTATTACTTGTGGAGTTGCTTGTGCTACGAGTGCCATTGATTGTCTTTACCTATATTAAATTATTTTGTGTTCGTGTTTTTAAAGGCGTCCATTGCTATCATATATGCGTGGTCTAACATAGCTAGGTGTTGCTGCACCCTATCCGGCCTATCAAAGACTATCCTTACCACCTTGCCGGTCTTGTGGTGTATGTAGGCCTGTACTACTTGGATCTTATGTAAGGTATTAGAATGCATAGTAGGAGTTATCTGTGTAATACTCCTGCCTTATGTGAGTAGTGGCATATCTGATAGCGTCCATAGCATCATCAAATAATTTTACAGGCTCATCTGTTATGAAGTCCCCTATCTTTTTCCATTTATAGTTTTCATATTCCCTCCTTAGTGCCTTATCATCCTGGCATATTACTCCAAAGGTCTTAACATTATCTATTCCTTTTTTTACTACTTTGTTAGCGTTCTTAACATTATAACCGGCTGTGTTCATCTCCTTTATTATTTCCGGCCTGGAGTGATCAGCTAAAATTGCAACGGTTTGCTCTACTGCTAATACGGCAAGTTTTTCTATCAACATAGTAGTAGTAAGGTAACTTTCATATATCACAGGCTCTATGTAAATGTCATTGTCGCAATAATATACCCTTACTAAAGCACTTGGATGGTTATACCCAAAATCTAATCCATATACAAAATTGACGAACCTTTCAGGCTTATTTGAAACAAAACTCCAGTTAGCATAGATGTTACTTTTACTTGTGGCTTTTTCACCTAATGCATAAATTTGATACATTGCTTCATCTGTTCTTTTCAGATCCTCTATTTGTATCTTGATGCTATCCGGTAAGAATGGATTATCTTTGTACGTAGACTTTATTAATGTAGTTTCGTGTTTTGGTAGTTCATAAAGCCAAGATGAACTATCTGAAGGATTATAATCAAAGATAAGTTTATCTTCAGTACGCATATTTAATTGGGTGAAGTCATCAAAAAATAATTCGTTGGCTTCATTGCACCAAGCTATATCCCTTTTACGGCCCCTTATTTTTTGCTCGTCATCGACTGAAAAAAACTCTACCATTGACCCATTGGCAAAGGTATATATATGCTCAGACTTATTATGTGAATTTTGATTATATAATCCTGTATCTTTAAGGATCTCTATGAAGTCCCTAAGTACCGTAGCTCTTAAGGCCGGGAATGTCTTCCGGATAACGCTGACTACCTTATTGTTATTTTGAAGACAATAGATAATCATTAGCTGACACAGGCTGTAGGTCTTAGATGACCTTGACCCTCCCTCGTTTATGATAAAGCGTTTGTCTCCTGTGATAGCCTCATAGTTCTTCTCAAAGATGACTGTGCTTTTAATTTCCATTTATTAGGTAGGCTTAACTATATTTACTTTAATTTCATTTATAGTTTGTTCTAGTGTTTGGTCTATTTGTTGCAAAGGTGCACCATATCCGGAATCCATCAAGGCCTTGTAAGCAGATACATCACCCTCCCTTGCTTTTTTAATAAGCGCTAAGGTCATTAAATCCTCTTGGCTCATTATTTCCTTTTCTCCTGTTAATGGGTTCTTTAAAGACTGATTAACTTCTAACCATTGTCTTGCTATTGTGCTTCTGTTTTTAGTTCCCTTAGGTCTTCCGGCGGGGTTGCCACTTTCGCCTTTATTCCAAGCTGGCCTTAAATTATCTTCTTTATTCATATCGGTGTAGTTTCGGTGATTATATTAATTCAAAACTTGCGGTCATTCTATTTGCTTTTCCGGATTTTCCGCATTTATTATTTCCCCCGGATTCTATTCTTCCAAAATGATGGCAATTCCATTTATCTGATTTCTTTAAAGCGTGTATTAAACTTGGAGCTGTAGTATTAATAGTATAACGCCATTTATCTAATTTATAAATATGTCCTATTTCATTTAATAGTTTTAATCCTATACCCGCTCCTTGGTAATCCGGCAGTATAACTAACCTATGTACTCGCTTTTGTCCTTTCATTCTGCTTGGCTGTGCTATTACACTTATGAACCCGGCTATTTCATCATTCACTGTTGCTATAAATACATTAGCTGCATTATTATGTGAATGACTTAGATAGTGGTGCTTAGCAAACATTTTCCAAATTGATTTATCTCTGTAATTGAATATTTCAAATTTAATTTTTGGTCTATTTTTTTTTTGCCCTTCAAAACTTTGAAAGGTCATTGTATCTGTATTAAATACCCAATCCGGCAAGAGCCAATCCTGAACATCAAAATGACAAGTGACTGCTATAAATTGTTTATCCGTTTTTCTGATAGCTTTCTGCATAGCAAACGATCCTATTTGTGCAACGTTTCTATCTACTACACTTGTAAATTCATCAAACACAAAAAACTTTTGGTCTTCTAATATTGCTCTTGCTAAATCAACCCTCATCTTTTGTCCGTTACTTAGAACCGAATAAGGCTTCAACCAACTTGGTGGACTACTAAACCCTACGGAATTAAATGCAGATGTTATTTGTTCTACAGTACATTCTTTAGGCATATCATCTAATACCGTTCCTTTCGTGTATTCGTATGAAGTTACATAAGCGTTTTCAAATAATTGTTTAGCTATTGTAGTTTTTCCAGTACCACTTTTTCCTACAATTAAACCTATTTGCCATTTTTCAGGTATATCAATATCTCCTTTAAAATGTTCTACAATGTTCTCTGATTGTAAATCAAACTTACCAATAACCGAAGCAACTCTAAATGTTTTGCTTGCTTTGGATTCTTTTATAATGTCAAAAGTCGGCATTCGTATCCCTCCTCAATTAATTTGTTATAACTATTTTCTTGATGCTCTTCATCCTTACATACTATTTCAATACGATATAAATTATCTATTGTACTGGATAAATCATTTAATTCAATTTCATCGTCTTTAAAAATAGGTAAGTCTAACCCCCACTCTTCTAATTTATCAGTATCCCATTCATTTGCTAAAGTATCCCAATCCCATTCTCCAAATCCTACGTTATCTTTAACTATAAATTCGTCTTTTTGCTGATCCGTTAAGTCTTCTGCTTTCACAATAAATACTTCTTTAAGTCCAACTTCAATACACGCTTTTAATCGCATATTTCCACCCAATACAATATTATTTTCATCTACAACTATTGGTCGAAGCTCCAGCATTTGAGGAAATTCCTGTATTGACTTAACTAACTTCTTAAACTTATCATCTTTTATTAAGCGTGGGTTCTTTGGGTTGGTTTTTATTTCCGATATTTTAACCTTCAGTACTTTCATCTTTTTCTTTTTTATTTTGTTCTACCCCTGTATATTTTGCTTTGGGGGTGCTTTCCTCAAATAAATACCCTAATCCTATAGAAGTATAATATTTATGGTCTTTAGCTGTGTCCTCAGTTACTATAAAAGAGGTTTCGAAGTTACCACTGTATGTAGTGATATACTTTCCTAGGTATTCATTCTTTGTCTTCATATTGTAATAAAATTAAAAATGTATAATAAAATGCAATCCATAATCCAGCAGCTCTAGAAGCCCACACATAATCTAAAGTGAACAAAGCAAGTCCACAGCTTAATGCCGTAAGTAAAGAAAAAATACTAATAAATTGACTCGCTTTCATATCTATATTGTAAATTGTTTAAATTCTGTTTTAATTCCTTAATTAAATAATAAGCAGAAGTATGCGTTATTCCAAAATAAATAGCTAATCCTCTTGATGTTGTGTATCCTTTATCTATGTATGCTTCAAATACTATTCGTTGTACGTTATCAGTAAGGCCTAACCTGTAAATTTCTATTAATCCTTTATTAAATGAATAAATTTTATCTTCCCTTATTTTTTCGTTAATATCATCTTCCTCTATTCGATCCGGTGATTTATCTTCAATGGCTGTTATTCTATCGTCTTTATGGCTCTTAGATGTATTCCACAGGATTTGATATTTAATTGTATTGAGCAAGTATGCTTTTACTTTATCCTGGTTAGTAGTATTATCATTAATGGTTAGAACGTGAAGATATGAATTGTTTATGACTGTATCTGCGTCAATAAATAACCCCATCTTAGATAGAAAATAAGCTGTATAGGCTCTAATTTCGGGATATGCCCGACTAATGTAATTGTCTAAGGCTTTTTTCATACCAAATCATAAAGTCCTTGTACCATATCCTTCTTCTAACAGATGCACAGAAGCACTCCCTAGGTTGCACCCCATCGTACTTAGTTCTAATTTTATATAAATTAATACAGGAATGTTTAGAATACCTAATATTTTCGGGTAAGAGCTCTATTTCAGAAATTAAATCTATTTCAGTTTGTTCAAACATTCATCTAAGAGATAAGCAATAAGTGAGGCTTGACAAGCCAAAATAAAGTCAAAAGTTAAAAGTAAGGTCAACCAAAAAGCCACACATTTAATACAACCTAATGCAGAATGTATATGTATGGCTAATGTGCTGCTTGGTCTATACTTAAACAAGTAGTCAAAGGTTGCTTGAAGTGGCTCGAAATTAACGAACCACCAAGCTAAAGGAACAAGAGCTAATAAATTCATACGTCAAATGTACTAAAATAAATTACAATCGTATATTTTTATTCTATAAATGTATTTATCTATTTTTTTTGCTGTTTCCAAACTAACATCTTTACCTAATAGGAACCTATCAATATTGTATTGGTGGAAGGTCTCCCCTCTTGACTGGATCTCTTTTACTATTTGGTTTCTTGTTCGTGTTTTTAATGCGTCTCTTAAATGATTTCTAAGGCTATGGTCATCAATTAGCATAGGTCAAGATTTATTTCGTTGTCTGCTAATATTTTAAAGAATTTTTCTTGAAACTCTTCAATAAATTTGTATTGCTCGTCTCGTAATTCTCCGTATTTTAAAATCGCTCGAAGTTCTGCCTTAATTTCATTTAGTGCAAAACACATTTTTGTAGATTTTACAGCACAATCAAATTCAAATTGGTCTTCAGGTAAACTATATTTTAGTGTTGCGTCCATATTATATTTTAGTGTTATATATCATTTCTATTTAAGTAATGGGGTAACTTTTACCCCTTATCATTTATTAGAATGGTAAGTCATCATCATCTAATCTAAATGGAGCTTGTGGTAATTCAGCTAATCTTTCAGATGCTATTTCATTTGCTCTTGCTGCTGTATTAATTTGCCATCCTTCAATCGTATTAAAATACTTAATCTCTCCTGTTGGTGACTTCCATTCCCGACCTCGTAGATTAATACTAACTTCTACCTGTTCGCCTATGTTAACCTGGCCTATTAATTCTGTTTTATCCTGTGTAAATTGGATATTTATATACTGAGGATACTTTTCATCTGTTAATATTACAAGATCCTTAGATTTAAATTTGTCGCTTACTTGTCTCATTGTCCCAACAAAGTGGATTTTACCTGTTACTTTCATTTGTTATAGTTTAGTGTTCATTATTAAAAAAATCCATTATGTAAATTATTGTAGCTGTCCAACCCCACACAATCGCAGGGGCTAATAAAATTGATAGTAGTGTTATCATATTGTTTGTTTTTTTGAATATTTCATATTGTCAAGTAATGCAAAATTTATGTTTGGTATTCTTGCAAATTTATCATTTGTATCTATTGGCCTATCTGCAGGTACTTCTTCAAGACTTGCATAGACTTTAACATTTTTTAAATTAAATTTTTCTATTAAATCATCAGTCTTCCCACCATAACTTGCAGTTAAAATTAAATTATTTGGGATCTCATTTAATCTATTTATCCAATATTTTAAAGACTTTGTATACGCCCACATTTCAATATTTGGGTTTTCTTCTGCTAATTTTATCCACATATCAAAATACGCTTGATTAAAAAAGTCACCGCTTGAATGAATACGAATTGCTTTACAGTCTTTAGGAATTGTAGGAGTCCCTCCATTTTTTACAAAGTCAAAATTATTATGCCTATGATTTCTAACTCCAGGGAATCTTTCGGCACTTGACGCATAACATCTATATTGTCCTTTTGTAACATCAAATTTTCCAGTTACTTTATCAACTACTACTTTACACTCCATTGCAAAAGGGCAAGTTGTTCCTGTTGGTAAATTATATTCATAAACTTCACCAACATAATATGTTTTTTTCTTTACGAATTTGCTCATTTTAATTTAATTAATAAGTCATTATAATATTCCCGGCATTCTTCTATTCGTGTTTTAATCTCTTCTATTACTTCGTTATCTCTTTCTATTATAAACGTCTTTAGGCGCTTTTCTTTTGGGATATGACCAAATGTATGTTTAGCCTGTACAAAGTCCCTTAAATTTAAGTCTTCCTCGATTAAACTTGCCTTCCAGTGTTCACGTCTTATTTCATCTTCAACTATTTGTAAAGGGGTGTCAATTAAACAATAACATAAAAGGCTTTCTTGTTTGCCGGTCAACCACATATATCCTTGTAATTGGTAAAAATAAGACTTATTAGTTAATTTAGTATCAAAAAATGGAAACGTTGTTGCATCGTAACTTGACTTTACATCTAAAAGGATCTCATTTGTATTTACATCCGGTGTCCCTGTAATCCAATCATTAGTAAAATGTTCTTCGTTTTTATATATGAATCCTAAATCCAGTACATCATTACATAAAGCAATTGAAAGGTCTTCTACTTCATTTCCTTTGTCGGTATATCTGCTTGAAAACTCTTTTCTTATTCCGTAAACTTCCTCAATAGCTAATTCTTGGAGGTAAGTCTTAGTAGTTTGGCTTAACAACTCCCCCTTTGTTTTAGGGGAAGTCATTATTTTGCCTATAGATGAACATCTTATTTTCATTGTAAAATAAGTTTAGTTTGTTCAGGTGTTAATTCAAATGTCTTTAGCAGCTCATCGGTAGTATATTCTCCCTCACTTATTGCCTTAATTGCCTTTGCTAGTCTTTTATCGTCAATAGCAACTTTCTTAGATTCGTTTTTTACTTCAGTTTTAATTTGTTCTCCACCGGCATCTGTATCTTTATCGCTAACTATTCCTAGAATACTACTTAAAGCATATCTACGTAAGTAAGTAATTGCAGATCCTAAAACTTGAAAGTCATTCATACCTTTCAATTGTACTCCCTGTGGAATAGCTGTTATGCTTTCTATTGTTTCGCCACTTTCAGCGTGGAAAACAATTGTTACTAATTGAGCTCCATTAATTAATTGAGTAAATCCTAATCCGTATTTTTTTAATATTGGATTAATTACCTCAAATATTTTTGGTAAATCTGCATAAGTATATCCATACCCTTGCGTTGCTTTGTGAATTGTTGGAACTTCCTGTTGGAATTCTGCTAGACTTTTAAATAAATGTTTCATTTGGTTAATTTTTATTGGTTAATATTAATTGTTTAATGCTTCTTCGTATGTTTCAAAAAATAACTCTTGGTCAATTTTATAATTATATTTAATGTATTCAACCTCTTGCCCAAAACAAGATACTATTTGTATTCCGTTTTCTAATGCTAAATAAACATATCCAGTATTTTTATTAAATCCTGAACCTTCTATTATTTCATTATAAGCATATTTTAAATGTGCTTTTTGAATAAGAACCCAGCTTAAATAATCAGAAGTTCCTAAATCATTAATAAATTCATTTGTTGTCATTTGGTTAGTTTTAATTGGTTAATAATTATCTGTAAATATAAACATTATATTTTAATACAATGCTATTTTTTTATATTTTTTTTGCTTGATTAATATTTATTAAGCCATAAGTTTTTTTAACTTTTGTTTTTAAATTAATTTCTGTTGTTTTTGGCATTTTAATATTGGTAATCCAAATTGGATCTATCGTTCTTAAATCAAAAGCAAATATGCCTTCAGGTGTTGAATTTATATATAATGGTATTTCATTTAGCTGTATATATTTTTTTACTAAATAATAATACTTGGATCTTTCAATCATTAATTCTTTGTAATGTGTCTTTCTGCATTTGAGCTCTATTCGTGTATTTGTTGAATATGAAAAACAATCATAAGAACTATATTTATCTGTACTTAGTTCTAAGTCATTCCAGTATTTATTTTTTAAATAATCAAATAGCGTCCTTTCATTCATTTATCTTTTTTTTATACAGGTTGATAATTTCTTTTAACTCTTCCCTAGTATATTTTTTCTCTTGGTGAGCTTTACCCTGAAGTTCAATTAACTTTTCTGATCCTATTCGTTTTTGTATTCCGATTTGATAGTTTAACAGATTACCGTGTAAGTATTGATTACAATAAACGCATTGGCCGTGGACATTATCTTCATCGTATGTAATTACTTTGTGACCACCGCTTGAAAAATAATGGCCGGCATCAAACTTTTGGCCTAATGCAGATCCACAAGATATACATCCTTTGTTTCTATCCCTATTTCTTATAAATGAATTAAAATAAATTTGAGCTAGTTTGTGTAATTCCTGGACGGTTTGTAATTTTTCTTTAATTTCTTTTTTCTTTTTTACCCATTGTTTGTCTTGTTCACTTTTTAACCAAATTTGAACACATTCCTTATTTAAGCAATATTTTTGATTAAAATTTACCGGAGTGAATCCTTCCTTACAATTTTTACATTTTTTCATATTAAAAATTATTTGCTTTTAATTCGTTTTGTAATTGCTTAACCTCAAACTTTAATTCTAAATTTAATCTCTCTAGCCTGTAAGATGATTGTGAATATTCTCGAGCTTGTTTCTCTAAAATTATAAATGTGCTTAACACCTCAGATAGTTCAGATTCAGTTTCAAGCATAGAATTAATTAAGTCTTTTCTGTGTTCGTTTTTCTCTTCGATTTCTTCCCTACTCGCTTTAAGCTTTAGTAAAGTTTTCCGTAAAATAGCTCTTGCTTTTAATATTTCTAGTTCCATTGTATTTTTTTATTAGTTTATAATCCGCAATAACCGCTATCGCATTCGTTAAAATCATCTTCAAATAAATTGCCTTGTAATTTATGACTTTTTATTTTATCGTAACTTACTCCATTTTTAAATGTTCGGCCTTCAGTTTCTTGTTTTGAAAACCAATCAAATTTGTTTGGGTGTTTTTCCGACATTAATTTTAATAATAATTCGTTGCGGTGAAAGCAACCTACGCAATTATTCATAAAAGCAAATCTAACATTTTTATCCTTCCAGAATTCTTCAATCTTATCTTTAAAAATAGCATCTTGGATTAAAGGAAAACTTGGTTTTTGCCATTCAATTAAACCCCACTTATTTTGAGTTTTTCTTTTTCCTATAATATCTTTAAATTCTAAAATTCCATTTTTATTTGTTTTTTCAATCATTGTTTTTGCTCTACTCATCTCATTTACTCTAAATCCTATTCGCATTTCTATTGGTTCGGTAAAGTTGTTTTTCCACCAATTAAAAATAGGTTGTAGTTTCATTTCAGTTGTGCAAAATCTACTCATTATATTTGGTAAATAGTTTCCGTGTTTTACTATTATTTCTTCAAATGTTTTACCTGTTACCCAATCTATTTTTGTTCCAAGCATTTGCTCTAAATCTAACATTGTATAAATTATTGCATCTTCTTCTAATGTTCCTATAAATTCAACACCTAATTTATCGCTTACAATTTGTCTAAGTTTAGGATCTGGAAATAAACAATTTTTATCATTAGTTCTAACCAAAGAAAAAACATTAAAATCTGCGGGATAATTTACAGCTATATATGCGGATGTTTTACCACCGCTTATTGAGTTACAAGTTTTCATATTATTAATTATTTATTTGTTTAGTTGCATATGCCTTTTCGTATACATTTGGCGCTGGATTACTTTGCTCAAAATAACTTAGTCTTTCTTTATCAAACCAAATCTCAATCATTCCAATATTACCGTTGCTTCTTGGCTTAATTTTATTGAAATGGATTTCAGCTAAATTAAAAGTAGGATCTTGCCTGTGTACAGTAATCATACATTTACCGGAATTGAACCACTCACTACCACCTTTTAAATCATAAGGTACAGGAGCGTTTCTTTTTCCGTTTTCTTTTTCGGTTAACTTTGGATGTATAATAGTATGTAAATGTAAATCATTATCTTCTGCTATTTGGTTTCTGTATGGTAAAACATATTCTAAATATTGAGCATATCCACCAAAGTCATTATAAGGATGATTTAAATCTTTCCAGCTATCAATTGATGCTGTATGCAATTCACCTTGTTTTTTTAACTCTACTGCCATATCCCAAAATTGAACCGGTGTAAGTTTAGCTTTTACATCTTTTTTAGTTAATACTTTAAAATGATTTAGAACCCAATCAATTGCCTGTGTTATTTCCTTATCCTGGATTACATTTCTATCAAGTGGATTAAAACTTTTGCCGGTCTTCTTATTTATTAAGTCTGCTATAATCTCTACATTGCTACCAACATCCGGAAAGTAAACTAAATGCTTCCATCCGTAAAATTTAGATGTATTCATTAAACACTCCATTAGCACCTGTGTCTTTCCCGACATTGGGAATCCAGTCCAATCTGTGCAGTTACCTAAGCTCATTGAATAATGCTCGTGTAACTTTGAAAAACCTAAATACTTTCCTTTTTGATTATAAGTATCTCTATATTTAAACAGATCAGTGATAACATCACCAACTTCTGTAATTTTAAATCCATTTAACTCCACGGTGCTTTCCATTTTTTAGGTTCGTTTATTTCTTCTATTGTTTGTATGTTTTCCCAAAATAGGCCTTGCCAACCTTGTTCAATTGACTTATTTATTATAGCCTTACATTGTTCACCTGAATAACTATTCATTTTAACTAAAATAGAATCGATGCTTTGTTGGGATAGTGACTTTTTTATAGACTTTCTATAATTAATCCAAGAATCTAAAATGACTTCTTTTTCATTCTTTTCTTTCTTTATATTCTTGTTAGTTGTTAGTTGTTTGTTAGTTGTTTGTTGATTGTTTGTTATTGGTTTGTTAGCAGGTTCTTTTTCATCTTGGTAACATTCATATTTACAGATAGTTACGATAGTATATTGGCTTGTTGATTTAAGTTCAATTTCGTTTGTTTTTTCCAACTTTTTTAAAATTGTTCTAATTGTTTGAATACTTATTCCTGTAGCATTTGAAATATTACCTAAGGAAGAAATAAACTGGCCTCTTTTTATATCGATCCCTTGCCATTGTCCATTTTTATGGTTTGCTTTTAGCAGCATATATAAAAATAAATGTACTGCTTCAGATTTATTAAACCATTCCCAATCTAAAAATTTTCTATGTATTTTAATCCAACCGCTCATAATATTTTAATGATTTAAGTTATTGTAATTTAAGTACTGATTATTTTTTAACCGGCATTGAATAATTGAGAGCTCATTCATTGATTTACAGTTAAGAATATCATCTATTAAATTACGTTGATGGAAAACTATTTCTATTCCAGCAAATTCTTTTTGAAGTTCCATTGTATCTAATAAATATAATTCATCTTTTTGTCTTTCATAAAAGTCGGCCATTGCCATTCCATATAAAATGGTCGAATGGTTAAGGTTAAACATCTCGCCTATTCGCTTGTATATTATTCCGTGTTTACGCAAGATTCCAAATAAAAACCATCTCCTGTGGACTAAATATCTGTATCTGGATTTTTCTTTTAAATTTTGCTCTTCTATTATTTGCTCTATTCTATTAATCATAATGTTTCTACTTTTAATATTAATTGTGGCCACATAGCCATTTGCATTATTGCGTGTTCTCTATCCAGGGCTTCTAGTATTCTGACAGCTATTCTTTTTTTACCACCATCAAAATAGTTGTAAGTTACTTTATATCTTTTCATTGTTTTGTTTTATTTGGTTAGTATCCTGTGAGCTCAAATAATCTAAGTAAAGTTGTAAATTAAAACTCCCCCCTTTGTCTCCCTCACTCTTTTTGTTCTTCCACCAATCCATTTTTGCCTGTAGGCTAAAATTAGTAGGTACCGGTGCTATGTTATCTGTCATCTCTATCGTTATTTAGGTCGTTATAATAATCTTTGTTGTCTTCTTCCCATTGACATACATCAAATCGCTCCGGGTCTTCCAAAATGCTGTCTTCGATAGCTGTTATTATTTCTTTTAGCTCATCTTTATTAGGAGTGAAGGGATGGCATACATTATTATACCACTGCTCACCCTTCTCTAGGGACACATCTACTATACATTCATTAGTTTCAGGATCAAATGAGACAAAGTTCCATTCAAAATCTAATATAAATTCAATACGTCCTACCTCATACCATAAGGATGCTGTATATTTTTCTACTTGTAAATCATCTGCTAAATTCATTTTAAAGCGTTTTAAAGGTTAGTAATATAAGCTAAGGTGTAAATACTTACCCAAAACAATATAAATACAACAGAGGTGCTTAAAATGTCCCTGTGCTGATCTGTTAATGGAGTAAAGTAATAGATTAAATCGGTTAGTTTCTTTTTCATAATTTAGTTTTTAAAAATGTTAAATGCCGTTTCTATTTCTTTTAGGTTTTCATCTGGAATAAATGTTGCCATTGTTTGAATAATTAAATGTAATTGGTAAGTAGTTAATTCGTTTGCTTTTTGTTGTTCTTCTAAGAAGTAAAGGGTTTCGATAAAATTTTTCATAGTTCAGTAATTTCAAATGTGGTTAAATCATTGTCACTAATTCCGGCCATTAATTTGTGAGCGTAAATTGTGGCATCTTCCAGGTCTACTGCCGTTACAATACTTGTCCATAAATCTTTTTTGTTTTCATCTTGAAATTCGATCCTGTAATCTTTTGATGTGTTTAAATTTTTCATTTTGTTTAATTTTTAATTAGTTAGTAATTATCGGTAAATATAAAGCGTATTATTTTAACTAAAAAACTTTTATTGACATTTTTTTTAAATAATTAACTATTTATACTGATTATAAATAAGGAAATTTAATTAATGGCGGTGATTTATACTTAATTTACCCTTATGTAAAGGAATAGCCTTAATTTATACATAAGGAATAAGGATATAACCTTAAATATACTTGACAAAAAGCGGTTAAAATGTTAGTTATATTATACATTATGCCATTATTCTAGTTATTATGTTGGATATAACCGTCTTTACAAATCTACGGTAGTAGTTTTCTTTTACCGTCAAATTGTGTCACAAATCTTTGTATAATTAAGACAAAAAAAACCCCCTACCAAACTAACCAAAGATGTAGGGGGTTTCACTAACCAATAAACTTATAGCAAAGCTACGAAATATTTTTCTTTATTATTCTATCTTTTACCCAATCTTGATAAGTATTATTATTTATTTTAAAATATTTACTGCAAGGTTTACAATTTAGCCAATGGTGTATAGTTCCGGCTGTTGTAGTTACTTTTTTATTATATCTTACATTTACATTACCACATTGAGGACAATTGTATTTATCACCTCCTCTTAATACAGCATAATTGACCTTAGATTGAGTGTAAACATTAAGCTTATCAAATACAGCCTGTAATACTTTTACATCCATTTGGCAATAAGCCACCATCTTAGCCATTGCTTCAGGTGATTTCTTAAAAACAATATCTTTCCAAAGGTCTAAGCCTCCTGTATCCATCTTAGCACCAACTCCTAGAAACTTAGCAATATAATCTAGTTTATTTGAGTTAAAATTAAAATACCTTTTTGCTTCTTTTAATGTATCAATTGTGTTATAAACAGGAGGCATTGCTAATCCGTGAAATATGCACCTTGTTCTAAGCCATTTCATATCAAAACGATCCCCATTGTGAGCCACAATCTCATTCGCCTGAGCCATAACCTTTAAGAATTTCTTAAGCATTGCTTTATCAGATTGCTTTGAGTCCCATTGTAAACTATGTACTTCCTCCTCTGCTTCCCATTTATAGCAAATGCATATAATAGCTCTTTCGTGTATTATATCTCCAGGATTAATATTTAAGTTATAACCACTTCTCCAAAATATTCCAACATTAAAACTAGTCTCAATATCAAAAAATAATCTGTTTCTAGTCATTTAAATGGATTGTATAGTTTGTCTATTAATCGCAAGATAAAAAACAAAGCTACACCACATCCAAATCCCCAAAAGAATAACCTCCAATTAGTTTTAGACTTTTGTATCTTAGCTTCCTTATATATGTATTTATATTTTAACACATCCTGCTTAAGTACTTTTGTTTTATAACGGTATTCTATTCTTGTTTGCCATCTGGTCTTAGGCATCTCTAGGATTTGAATAATAGTATCCTTAGTTGTTATGAATTTCTCCCAAACTATAGTATCATTTTTAAAAACTGCTATACTATCTATAGTATTAATTTTGATAGTATCATTAGATATACTTAAGCCAAATTTAACAGCTTTCTTATAGTGATATTGTGCTTTTTTAGCATCTGAGCAGGAGCCTAACAGGCATAGTGCTATAATTGGTAGTATGTATCTCATAAATTCTCTAGCATTGCTATCATTCGTGGGCAAGGATATATATCGCTTTTATCGTGACGTACGCTATTATGTGTAAATATTCCCGGCTCTCCTCTTAAGGCTCTTTTGTCTATTCCAAAGATACTAGTAAAATAATCTCTAGGTATTTTATACTGATCACAAAGGTAAACTAGAAGCTGTCGGGTAGACTCTATTTGAGCATCTGTGTACATTTGCCAGTAGATGTGCCCTTTGTATGGTTTATCTAAGATAGTTAGCTGAGTGTAATCTACTTTACCACCTACATAGTTATAGTAATAACCGTTCTTTTTAGTTAGTGGCCCATAGTTACAGATCTCTATTCCTATAGATAATCTATCCAGGCTCCTGTAAGTTACTCCTGCCTCTTCAAATACTTCCTGTTTAAGGCCTAAGTGATAAGCCCAATTTTTGGAGCTGAAACATTGTACTATTGTGCCCTTGGAACCAATGATAAAAGCAGTGGCTACCCTTCCTACTTGCTGATTAAAAAAGTTAGCTACAGATACTGCATCTGGTCCACCTGCTGTGTGGTGTAAGTAAATTTGTCTCTTATCTGTGAGCTCATCTACATACTGATCTTTAGATAGTCTCTGTTGTACTATTCTGCTTATATCTAACTCCATCTATATCTTGTTTAATTTCTTTTGATCTCCTAAGTAACTGCTTGAAAGCTGACCATATATCTATGCCTTTTACAGCCTTGTAATTTTCTGATATAGATAGTGTCTCGATGCTTACAAGGACTAATGATAATATCTTAGTTAACATCAAAGGCACTGAAAAGAATTTCATAATTATATCATTTAGAATCCAATAATCTATTAAATAGAATCCGATTACTGCTACTTCATATAAAAATAATTTTGATACAATAGCCGAAAGTTTTCTAGATGTAATTTTTATCTTTAGTTTTTTAGCTTTCCATATTCCTGTAAGTGTATCTAAAATAATAGCAAAACCAATCAAAAATAATATGCCTGAAATTGGCAAAAAGAAAGCACCAATAACAGCTAATAGCTGTACCATTGATTGTTTAATTGATGCTAATAAGATGGCTAATTGTAGTCTCATAGTATTAAGATAGCGTTGTTATATCCGTTTTCTAAGAAATTGCCACATAAACCGGTACATACATTTTGATATTGATTAATACAGCTACAGTTGTTAAACATAGGCCGTAAATCAGTATCTAAGTTAGTGGTAGAAATAAAAAGAGGAAAAAGGTTTCTATTTACTAGTAGCCATCTGATCAGTCTTTGCTCAAAAAAGCTAGCCTTCTGTGCATAGTGCTCCATACCAAAAGCTACTTCATTCCGAGATACACTTGCTGAATAGTCACCGGACTGTGTTTGAAGTCCTTTGTTCTTAAGTTGGTAGGTTAATCCAAAAACCGCATCCTCAGCACTTCTCCAAGCAATTACAGGTTGAATAAATTCTACCAAATCAATCTCATCAGGCGTCAATAAAGTATTATTGTATTGAGCTAATAAGTAATTGTAAAAAGTGGTTCCTAAGATAGGTTGTATTCTAAGAGCTGCTTGAGTAGCAATATAAGGTGTTACATCAGTTACATCTACATTTGCAGTAATAGGAGTATTTACTTTTAAATAAGTTTCTGTTATAAAATATAGCATTATGCAGGTGTATTATTAAGTGTTGGTAAATCAGCTAAGGCTCTTATTTCATCCGGCGTCATATTATCTAATATTTTTTGAGCTATAGTAGGGTGCATAGCACTTATTAAATTATTTATTCTTGAAGCGTCTCCTTCTAATTCTACTATAGACTCATCTATTACTTGGAAATTATTAATTGTAAATTCGGCCGGTATCTTTGAGATAGTTAATAATTGATTAAAAATATGCTCTATGCATCCTCTTAACTCCATTACTACATTCTTTTCAAATATCACATAAGCTTGTTTTATATCTGCACCACCTCCAAGAGATCCTGTAGTTCTAACGCCCATTAGAATAGGATCAATAGTATGAGCAAAGCAAATTTGTTCTGTGTTTAATTGTGAGGCCTCTTGGAATAACTTATCATTTCCGTTATTTGGAAGTGCTTCTATTTTAGGTAGTTGGTCTTGACTATTAGCAAAGAATGCAACAGCTTTTCCAGCATTAGCGGCTCCTTTTAATCGGTCTATAGTTTCTTTAATCATATGCTTTTCTTCCTCTGATTGTGGACGTTTTGGAAACATCATAGCAAAGGATGGAAAAACAGAATTTTGAATATTACTTTTAGCAAAGTAGGAAAGTTCACCGCTTAAAAATGCAAAATTTAAAGCCGAGGTGTATTGTGGTAGTGAATAGAAATCTTGGCCTAAAGATTTAATTTCATAACAATATAATTGTTCGGGATCTGAGCAAGTAATATGGTAAGGTTTGATGCTTATTATGTCTATGTTTGTACTCCAGTCATCACATAAATAATACATTTCTTTGAACCTTGAAATCCTTACCTTTTCAGGTGATATATTTTCTATTTTTACTAATCTCTTTTCATTATCAAAACATAATTTAAAATATATTCGATTATGTACAATTAATTGTTTTGTAACAGCTTTTACTATATGTTTTAATTTTGTTTTTCTTTCAAACATATAGAGCTCTAATTTTTCCGTAGTTGTTAATTTATCAGTAGCTAAAGCAAAACCACCACCGATAACTGCGTTTGTTTTATAATCGCAAATTGCTCCGTGAAGTGGACTAGAATAATACATTTGATTAAGTAGTTCTGGATATAGATTGTCATTTCCAAATCTCACCCACATATTAGTCGAGTACCTACCATTGACATAAGGCAAAGTTAAATTCCCTCTACCAACCGGAAGGAATGGAGTTGAAAAGGATTGATACCCTTCAACCATTTCTACCGTTTTATTTTCTTTCTTAAAAAAGTTGTACCAAGCCATAATTAATCATAAATTGAATTTCCTACTGGTCCACTTACTACCATTCGGCCTTCTTCTATTACTACTCCTGTGGATTGTGCAATTGATAAAGGTAAAATATAAGGTGTTGAACTTTCGTATATTTGATAAATAAATTGTCCTTGTTTTAATGGGATATCTACAGGCTCATTTAAAACAAAAAGATTGTATCTTTCCGGCCATAAACTAATATCTGCAGTAGTAAATAACTGAGTGATACTAGTAGTATTCATTTCATTGGTAAAAGCAAATAGATAATGAGGAGTAGGCACAGTAGTAACCTCTGTTAAGGTAAGCACAACTTGGTTAATAACTCCTTGCTCTATATATATCATACCTATATTATATTATAACTTTCAAATGTTTAGAAATAAAAAAAGCCTCACATAATTGCAAGGCTAATTTTAAGCTTGTTAATTCTATTAAGAAATTCCGATAGCAGATAAAGCTACAGGAGTCATATTAACTTCATAAGCCAAGTATTCATTCTCAGCTAATAAAGTAACATTATACTTAGAACCGTCTGCACGAGCAGTCCCAGAACCTTCAGCTACAGCGGTAACTTGCAAGTAAGGGAAATACCAATAAAGACCGTTAGCATCTAAAACTACAGCTGTAAGATACTGTTGTCCCGATCCCAAAATTTTGATAGCTCTAGATTTAGCTGCTTCACGTCTTTGAAACATTAAAGAAATAGTTTGAGTAACAAAAGAACTACCATTAATTAAATCAATAGCAGCCTCTTCTGTAAACATAGAAGTATTTCTACGTATATATAAGTTTTCAAATAAAGTAGTTCCTGCTAAAGTGATAGCTGTAATAGACCATCCTGCACCCGCAGATGGGTCGGTTGGTGTAATAGATGCAATTTCTTCCTGTTGGTTAATCCATATTCCATAGATTCCCCCACTATTATTGTCGCAGCTTTTTAAAATCGCCTCGAGGGCTTGACAAGTTGGCATAATTTTAAGTTTTATATAAAGGGGGTTGCCCCCCTCTATGAATGAATATTAAGAATAATTAAGAACCGTAAACGATGTCAGTTGGATTAACATAGTTAAAGCCAATTTTCATATTTGCACGAGTACGGATGTAAGGCTCTGCAACAGTATCTGCTAAGTTTACAGCTCGTAGGTCAGAAGGGTCACCTTCACCATCAAAAAGATAAACGAGATTGTCCTTTAAAGTAATTACTAAATGGTCATTTGACATACCCGGGCAAAGAACTATTTTGATACCTAAGTAAGTTAAAGATAAATCTTGAGTGATATATGCATTAGTGTTACCACTAGCTACACCTAAACGATAGATATTTACCAATTGAGTAGGCAAAAAGATTCTCAAGTCAGCAGTACGTGATGCAATGTTAGCAGGTACTAAAGCAAATGCAGCCTCTAAGTCAGTTAATAACTGAGCAAAAGTAGGTGCAGGTGTCATAGCGTAAGGTATAACATCTAAATCAGCTCCAAGTTGTACCTCGTAACCATCACATAAAGATAGTGGGTTAGCAGGAAGTAAAGAGCTATCACCTTGCCATCTTAAAGACTCAATAGAACCATTAATTGAGTTAGCCATTTCTGACCAATAGAATGACATAAAAGATGCAACGGAAAAGTCACCGTTAGAACCTTGTGCCATTTGCAAAGAAACAAAAGACTGCTCCAAATCAAATTGACACACCTGCGCCATTGAGCTTAAGGCACACACCGACATCGATTTTGCACTCAAAGTATCTGTAGGCGCAGTAAAAGCACAGGTTGAAGGTTGTAAAATGTCACCAAAAGTAACAGTACCAATTTTAACCTCAAATTTTACACCCGGTAAAGTACGGAAATTATCAACGATTTCGCTGTTTCCTAGGTAAGCTTGAGCGTAAAAGCTCTCTGCATTTGGTGTAAGAGTTGCCCCTGCACCGTTAACTAAATCAAATTTTAATTTTCTCATTGTTTGTTGTTTTATTTGTTATTGTTAAATTTATTAAATATACTAAGTCTTTGTTGTACGCTTAACGCTACAGCCTCTTCCATAACCTCTTCTTCTGTTTCAGTAACTAATGATTCTTCTAACTGATTTTTAAGGTCAGCTATCATAGCAACTAGTGCATCAACTTGTTCAGTAATAAATGGTCGAACTATTTCAATTATAGCTTCAGCGTCCATAGTAGGGTCAACAGCCATTGTTTCCTCCTCAACTACTTCTTCTTCCTCAACTACAGTATCTGCTAGTTCAGCCTCAACTACTTCTTCTTCTCTAATTTCGGTAATTTCACCATCAACAACAACGTAAATTTTGCCGTCAATTAAGTGTTCACCATCAGGTAATTTATTCATATTATTTAGTTTTAATTGTTTCTCTTCTTTTAATTTCATTCCAAGATAACCTTCTATTGAAAACCCTACTTGACCATCTGCTACTAATTGATTGTAATATTCTTTGTCAGTAACTTGAGCCGTTACCATTAGAGTCCCTTCCGGAACTTCAATACCAAAACTTGAATAAGCTTTATCTTCTTTTGGAGTGTCCACGATCCAGGCCTCAAGTATATATGCCGGGACTGTTTTATTGGTATCGTGTTCTAAATTGAACAAATCCTTATTAGACATATCACGCATAAATTTTGTGTGAATTTTTTCTATCTCCTCAATAGTAAATTTAACATAATATTCCTTACCATCTTCATCATCTTTTCGGTAAATTTCCATAGGAATAAGAGCCGGTGCTACTATTCGATACTTAACATCGTCTGTAAATATCATAGGCTTAACCTGTGAATTGAATGCCATTCCCATCACTTTTATGGCCGGTGTTGAGGTGAAGGCTATTTGTTCAATGCCTAATTCCTCTCCATTTTCAGAGTATTCCGGGTCAATAGTAATTTTGTATACAGGTAAGTTATCTTTTGCCATACCTATATTATAAAAATTTATATATTTGTAAAAAAAAGAAATTATGGTAACTATTTTAGGAAGGGAGATCCCCAACAAAATTGAAGAGCTAACTATTGAGCAGTTCGAATCAATTACAGACATTAACAATAATAAAGAGATAGATCCTGTAGACAGGCACCTTCAAATCTTTGAGTATCTAGGAATCCCCGAAAAGGAATTCTTTGACTTTGATATAACAGATTTTATTGATATTGTTAAAGAATTTAACACCGTTCCCGAGGCAATGGGTGATATTGAGCCTGTAGGAGTTTTGGAATTAGACGGATTCACCTATACAGCAGAGTTAAAGCTAACAGTTCGTGAGACAAAACTAATAGAAAAGATTGCTATTCATAAGCAGAAAGGATACATCTCGGATATGATGGCTGTAATGTTTAAAGCTGACCATCTAACAAAGGCAGAGCATTACTCCGAGGCACATCTTAAGTTAAAGTCTAAGCATATAAGAAAATTGAAAGCAGAGATATGTATTCCTTATATTATGTTTGTTGCTAACAAAATAAAAAAACAAGTAGAGAATGCACCTACAGAAACAATAGAAAATGTACCTACCGAAGCAGTGGAGTGAGATAACTGTAGAGCAGTTTCTGGAGATATCTGA